CTTCTTTCAAATAAAAGGTAATTAAAACCAACATCTGCTCTTTATAGGCAAGTGCTTGAGCTTTGATCACCTCTGGCGCAGAATCGGAAACGGAAATAATGTGCCGCACACAACGCTCCGCTATTTCTTCAGGAGTAGAACCCCTGTTCTTGGTGGTCTCAACTGTTATGCCAAAGTCTGTTGACATATTCGCACTATCGGTCCACATTACGTTTTCTGCCTCACTACAAGTCCTGTTCGATATGCGTCTGTTACTTCTTTAGCCTCTCCAAACATTTTAAGCGCCGTCAAAGCTTCAACAAACTTTTTATCATACTGTTGCATCAAATCGTTTTCACCCTTCATGTAAGTATAACATTCGATCAAAGATCCATAAAGCAACGCTACTTCTGCGTTCTCACTAAGCCATGTCGTGCCAGAATCACTACCCGCTGTGAGACTTGCAGGTCTGTAGTAGTAATGTAATTCGGACTCGTAAGACGTACTTGCCGTGGGTGCTAAAATAAAATTATCAACATCAAATAAAGCGTAGTATCGTGGAACACCCGTGGTTGCAGGGTTAGGATTAAATGACTGCAAGAAGTTCACATCTTTGAATTCTAAAAATATTTTTTCACTACTATTAGTGACTGCAAAAGAATAGGGCGCTAAAAAATCTTCAGGAAGGTTTAGGTAAAGACTGCCAGATGCAATTGTTCCTGCGACGTTTTTCCGAAACAATGTAAGTTGTACATTTTTGAGAATACGCTCTTCCGCTTGTCTGATAAAAATTGGTAGATTTGTAACAAAACTTGTTTCTTCATTTTCCGTGTAATCTTGAAGAGCCGTTTTAAGTTGTGCGTAAGTAAAGCTCATGTCGTCACCGTCACTGTTCCAACCTGCCCTGTGCCTTTG